CAGACAAACTACTTTGCGAATTAATTTGAAATGCTTTTAAACTCGCCCACGCACTCGGAGTCACACCCAGACCGAGATTGCCAGAGTCAGTTAATTGCAATATTGTTGCACTATTATTTGAATTTTGCCAGTAGTAACCACCAGTATCTCCGCAAAAAAATATTCTATTTGCATTTCTCAATATAGAACCAACTACAAACGTGTTTGCATTACCAGACAAACTAATAGTCCCCCCAAAGCTACTCGCCCCCGTCACCTTCATTGTCCCCGTCACTTGTAGCTTCTCGCCTGAATCGGAGGTGAATGTACCGATGTGGAGGTTGCCGAGAGAAGTAATACGCATCCTCTCTGTATTGTTTTGATAGAACTTTATGTTATCATAACCACTAACCATTAATGAAGCATTGCCACTACCACCAGTTTCTATACCACTTGCTAAACCAAAATACGGAACATCAACTCCATTTACAGCAAATGAATAGTTACCGTTTATATAAAAAGCTAATTGACCACCAAGCAAAAATCCAAATTGAGAAGCACTTGAGTAAGCCAAACTATTCCCAAGCGTTGTCGCACCCGTTGCTTTAGGCAAATAGTTTGTTGTTAGCGAACCCGTAATCCCACTATCACTATCGTTCACCCAAGATGTGCCGTTGTACTTTAGCACTTGACCAGCACTCGGGGAACTAATAGCCAAAGGGAAAGTGTAAAGGCTACCATCACCACGAAGGATTTGCGTAGTCGCACCCGAAGCAATGTACTTTTGGAAGCGAGTGTTGGTCGTTCCGTTACCTATATAAAGGTCAAAGGTGTCGGTTGTGAATAGTGGCTCACCAGCCGCCGCTGTCGGTAATCCTGCCAATAAACCCCTTTTAAATTTCAATGTGTTTGCCATATATCTTTATTTACTATATTATTATCAAGTCCCCATCTTCTGATAAGACAAAGTCTTACCAGGTACCGTAATCCCCCACACTCCACGATCTATTCGCCGACAAATCAAACACCACATCATTGATGGTGATTGTCCTACTTGTAGGCACCGCACCCAACCCACTTGCCGTGTATGTTGGTACGTTCAACACCCCCGTACTACTACTATATGTTGCAGAGCCACTCGAACCACTTGTGGTTAGACTTATCGCCGCTCTTGCTCTTGAGTCTAAGTAGTAAAGATTACCACTCTCCGTCACTTGAGCCGTTGTGTAGTCACCACTTGTCGCAACCACCGCACCCGTCCTTCCAAACACACTTGTTACTGCATCTGTATTATCATCAGTCCAAGAGGCAGTGATAGTGCCGCCATCTTGTTGGGTGAGGGTTAGGGTTTTAGTAGTAGTACCTGTTACTGCTGCACTATTAATCTTGTCATTATAGGCAGCATCCCAATTTGTTTGGGATGATGTAGTAGGAATGCTATATCCACTCGCTAAACTTATAGCAAGAGTGCCACTTGTTGTAATAGGTGACCCACTCACACTTAACCCCGTTGGCACACTAAGAGCCACACTTGTCACCGTGCCTACCGAAAAAGTGCGATCCGCACTCAAATCAAAACTCGTTCCATTTATAGTTAAAGTTCTTGTTGTAGGCACTCCACCCAAACCACTCAAAGAATAGTTAGGGATGTTTAGAGTACCTCCACTATATGTTGACGCACCACTTGTTCCACTTGTTGTAAGAGTGATTGCGTTTTGCGCTCTTGTGTTTGTAAAGTATAGATTAGTTCCCTCGCCAATATTTGACGTGCTTAAAGATACCGCACCGGTAAATCCGTTAACAGAACTAACCGCATCAGTATTATCAACCTTATCCCACACGCTACCATTAAATATTATCCAATCACCTACCTTCCAATCGCTAATGCCATCAATTGTAGTAGAACCAGCAACACTTACAACATAATAGTCACCTTTATTACCAGTACTTGATGTAATCGTAGGAGAGTTAGTAGATGCGTTCCAAGTGCCTTCGTACATTACCCCACCTACTAAAGCAGTTATTTGGTTCTGCACTTTACCAAAGGCTTCAACGATACTATCAGTTGATACTATCGTTCCTCCACCACTTGTGTTTAACCCAGTAAGCACCTTACCTATAACCGCACTATTTGTAAGCGTTACCGCTACCGCACCCGTTCCACTTGCAGTTGCTTCACCAGTCAATGATGTGATTGTTCCTACACTCCACGATCTATCAGCCGATAGATCATAACTTGTACCATTTATAGTTAACTGCCTACTCGTTGGCACACCTCCCACATCACTTGCCGTAACTACACTCCATTGCGGAGCAGCACTACTTGTCCCATCACCCGTTTGTGATAGAAACATTTTTGTTGTGGTTACATTCCCACTCCTTCTTACTGGCAATCCTACTGCATTGCCATATATCATATCGCCAAGAGAGGTCATTACGTTACTAAGGTAGTCAGGTGTGAACCACTCGTACCCAGTCCCAGCACTATTGACCCTTAGCATTTGGTTAGCCGTTGTCGAGGCAATACCCGTAAATGCACTTGTGCCATTGCCAAATAATACACCAGTTAATGTACTTGCACCCGTACCTCCTCTATCTACTCCTAATGTGCCACTTGTGATTTTACTTGCGCTTAAATTAGGTATATCATCACTTACTAATAATCTAAATGTAGGCACACTCTCCGCACCACTTGTTGGCCCACACCATACCGTGTTTGCTAATTGATTGACTAACCCAACTTGCAACGTTCCACTTGAAGTGATTGGTGAGCCAAGGATTGTAAATATTCCAGATGGCACGGTCATAGCAACGGAAGTGACCGTACCACTACCAGCACCACTCGTTGGGATATATGTTATGAGTGATTTGTTTATTCTCACCAGGTACCAAAATTAATTGATGAAGTCTTTGTCCATAGTCCCGTACTTGCCACATATTGTATCACATCACCATCAGATGGGTTTTGAGCCGCCACATCGTGCAACTCATCCATCTCATAGCCATTTTGCACCCTTACCTCAATAGTCCCTTGATTGGGATGTGATCTTGTCACTATCCCTATATACACCAAATGATAAGGAGCATAAGGCTTAGTGGTTGTGTAACCACCAGCTACCGTTGGTGATAAATATAATTGATTGCCTTCGTCATAGGCACTTGTGTTAAGTCCACTAACTTTACCAAACACCACCACATATCCGAAGCCATTATTTGCTATATCATCCTTTAATAATCCAAGTGTTTGCGCAGATGTGCCATCAGTTGTGGCAATAGCCTTGCTAATGGTTGCGGTATTGCCCGTTGCTCCACTTATGTAGACAACCGTACCTTTGGTCATTGTAGCACCACTTTGGTTGCGGACATATTGCAATAATGTAAGAGCCGAGTCAACTGCTCCTCCTCCGCCATTGCTACCAGCCTTAATATAAATAGGACTCGGAGGCACAACTTTCACAATTATATTGCTTGATGTGTCCGTAACCCTAATAATAGGCTGCGTTGTTGTATAACTAACCTTAATAACCATTATGATGTTATTTGCGATTGCACTTGAATATAACCTTGCATCCAAGTATAAGTCCCCGTTGCCGTAGTTACTTGTAGGTCGTACTTGTACTCCCCAGCAGTATAACCAGCCGTTGTAGCAGCAGTTAAGGTAACTGTGCGTTCATTTGGTTGACCAACTACAAATGCACCATTATCCCAAGTAAATTGTGTGACACCAGCACTATTTTTAGCCATTAGCTTAAATACATCAGTGGTGACATCCAAAGCGGTGGTCTCGCACTCATCATCCCAAAATGACAAAGGGAGAACGTATGTATCTCCTTGGCGAATGGGCATTAAATTAAATTCTGGTATCATAATCTATCTGCTTTATCTTTTAATTCCAATTTTATGTCTTGCAAAGCGTCAAAAATCTTCCCCAATTTCTCACCAATCTCATCCTCCTTTTTCTCAAGGGTGCGGACACGTAGATCAAGTTCTCTCAACTTAATCTTCATATCCGTAAACATCTTCGACAATGCCATTGCAAATGCAATAGTCTGAATAATTATCGTCACAATCACCCCTTGCTCCATCTCTTACTTTTTAGCGTCACTTGCAAAAATGCCCACTAAAAGCATTCCAAGACCAGCTAAGACCATCTTCCAATCATTAGCCATTGCGCCTTCCCAAATCATAGGTAGTCCAGCTACCGCACCAAAAAGGCTTGTCTTTACATTTTCCATCATTTGTTTCATATTATTATTATTTAACTTGTTACATAAACCGCTATCACGCTTGTGCCGTTTAGCGAAGAACCTAAATTAATTACTGGCCCAACACTTATAGTATAGTTATAGTACCATTTGCCTCCATATCCAATTGCAACAAGTTTGTAAGTAAGTGGATCACGACCCGTAATTGTTCCACCAGCGACTGTGTAAGTATCAACACTTGTAATCTCAGTAAAAGGGCCAGTGCCTTGTAAAGTATATGAGTATTGACCAAAGTTATTAACATTTGAGTCAATTGACAAACTTGTTATTACACAATTAAATTTATATACTTTATAGTTATTTTGAGCATCAATTATATCCAAATAACCCACATAAGTTACGTCAGTTGACTCAATAAATGGCTCAAAAAATGTGATAGGTTGCATATTACTTTCAACAAGTTTTACCAATCCATTGCCACTAATTGTGTATGTTTTTCTACCCTTAATATATTGCCTATATGCACTATTTACTTTTGGTGCTAATTCAATTGTCTCAGCATTTATGGTCAAATTAGCATCCTTCGCACACGCAAAAGGGTAAACTCCACCACTTTCATTTGTGAGTGCTAAAATTAAACCTTCAGCTTTTACTACGTCAGCCATTATTTATATATGTATTTATCGTTATATGAATCGTAATTCAATGCATTAGGAATGGAGTAGTTATTAACTTGAAAGCTGCCACTTGTAAATTGGATGCTATCCAATGTCTTTCCTACTTCCGTTGCGCTAAAAGTAATTTCAAACACATCATTAGGGTTAATTGTGATAGAACCTGATGGTGATAAGTTAAAAGTAAATGGTTGAGGATTTACATTGACTGGGTATGTTTGAGTTTTTATAGTTGTGCCATTTTGCTTAACTAAGAAGCTTGTTGCAACGGGTAATGCCCCAGTGGTTTGAATAATATTACCACTAAGTGATATTGTGATAGCATTAGTGATAGTTTGCGCTCCTTTGTAGATAATTTTATTATCAGCCGTAGTTATAAAATCACTATTAGAACCAGTTAAAAATGGAACGGATTGAGTACCTACATAAGTGCCAGTCTTAACCAATGCGCTAAATGACCTTGTTACCGCTGCGCTACCATCTCTTGCATTATCCCAAACCTCCTCAAGTGTCGCGCTCCAAGTTGCACTTGCAAAGTCAATTTCTTTAAGATTAGCTATATAGTAAACCTTATTAGGATCATCATCCATAAACTTAATAGTGTTGATAAGGCCTATTGGCACTCTTGATGTGTCAAGCCAAGTCAACCCGTAAAAATTTGCATCAATCTTATTCCTATTATATCTATTGTGTGACCAATGGGTGATGGCATTTTGCTTTCTAAATGGTTGCCTTTCTCCACTATATCTAAGTCTAAACCAATTATTGTCTGTTGGTGTAAGAGGTGATTTTATTTGAACTACACCACCAACTATCTCACTTTCAAATATACAACCTCTGTATGCTTGTGTTAATTGATCATCAAAGTAAGTTGTATTACGAGCCTTTTCAAGTGCAGTATTGCTTTTAGTAAATGTCGCCTCTACCTTTTGTAAGCCAAGTTCAAATTGATCAAAACGATTATAAACCGAGAAATCAAAGTTCTTAATTCTCATCACTTGACCTAACACTTGTGTGGATGATTCTACATCACAAACAAAATAAAAATATAGTTGGCCATTATTAGGTAATGGGTCAGACTCAATTTCTAATGTATTCCACTCGGTTTCTTCTATATTCTCGGCACTACCATAATTAATTAATATTCCTTGAGCAGTGCCAGAACCACTCCATTGACCATCAGCAACAAGGAAATATGTTGTAACATCAGTTACTAATTTTGCATAAGCCACTCTTGTAGGATATATGGTTGCCGAACCTGGGAATGTATCACTAAATTGCACCTCGAAGGATAGCCTAAGTCTCTCCCCTCCATAAACATTTATAGGCTCAGATTCTATCATATAATCTTGCGGTGATACAAGACTTAAATCTTGAGGAATTACCACATAATTATCTATTATAGGGCCAGAGATTGAAGTGTAATCTTCATTACGATAAAAACTAACCGCAGTAACTGGTGTATTAGATAATGGGTCACCTTTAATAAATGTCCAATTATCAACCTCATATTGCTTGAGTGTTGGTTGCTCTAATATTAAAGCACCTCTGACAAATGAACTATTATTTATAACCTCTACAAATCTTTCATAATTAAACTCCACAATATCTTGATTTGTTAATCTCTTGATAAACCTCAACATTTGTGGTGAGATAGGCTTTATATCATATGCAACACCAACTTGCAAGTCAAACCTTTTGTTATATGTAATTGGTGCGCTTGGTGGAGTATCTACAAATAATACTTTAAGATTTGTAGATGATGAGCAATATAACTCCTCAATTCTCATAATATTCCAAAACCCACGATACATAAATATCGTTTGGTTGAATGAAGTATTTATTTTTTCTAATACATTATATGAACTCTCATATACACTTGGTTCGGTCTCAAAAGTCTTTGGATCAATATAAGCCTGATTTAGTGATATATTAGGGTAAGTTGTACTCATACTATCGTGGTACAAGTTATTTATCACTTGATACTTATCCCATCCAAGAGCAGTACCCCCAGTGGCATATTGTACCATATCAATTATCTTTTGCTTAGCAGTTACCTCAACACCACTATTGCTAAATAATATATCTTTTAACTTACCAAACCCATCTGTTGCCGTAATTGTGATGATGTGATTTTGGTCTTGCCACTCCTCACGATAATCGGATTGCATCACATAGCCAGTCCAATAAACCTCACTTAAATTATAATAATAAAAATATACTTGTATATCGGTGTCACTTGTAGCTAAAAAGTTTTCAAGTGTTACACCAGTTGAACTTGCAAGTATTTCTATCTCGGCAAGTTGCGCTCTTATTGGCTTAAATATATTATCCTCGGTGTTAAACTCTTTAAGTACAAATGGTCTTGCCCCAGAAGTTAAGTCAATAACCGACCCAGTGTAGCCTTCATAGTATAAAGACACCCTACCTTGATAACCTTCAAGGCTATAAAAATCTATTCTATATTTCTCTTGTTTAGCCAACTCGATTGATTGTTCCGTTTGTTCTATTCAATACACCCACCAAATCACTTCCTCTTTGCATAAATACTACCTCACCAGCTAATTGCATTCCACCACCACTTAAATTAGCTAAGTTTGGTTGACCGCCACCACCGCCTTTGCCAATATTAAAACCTAATGATGATGTAATTAAACCTAATACTTTTTGAAATCCTCCAGCAGCGCCACCAGATGCAGCACTAAAACCTCCACTAAATATAGTAAATAATAATGATACAATACCAGTTGCTATAATCTTAGAGACTATTTGATTTATTGCTTTTAATACCGCTTTACCAAATTCACTAAAAGTAAATTTACCAGTATCTAAAAATTCTTCAAATAAAGTACTTATTGGACTAAAAAAAGTATTATTAATTAGGTCATAAGTTGCTTGTAAATTCGCTTGTTCTTTTAATCTTGCCAATTCATTATTTGCTGCTCTAACACTTGATAAAAATTTCTCATTGTTAAAGCTTGGTACAATGCCAGATATTTGTGTTGGTGTAGTTATACCAGATTCTCTCTCGCCTTTCCTTCTTTCTTTAGTAATTGCTCTTAACCCTTCAAGTTCAGTTTTATTTAATTCAGCTTGTTGCCTAATTTTATTCTTAGCGTTATATAAATTATCTACTCTTGTTTGCTCTTCTTGTAACTTTATTGCTTTTTCTTTTTCAGCAGCTAATTTTTTTGCAATCCCTGGTGCTTTTTTATCTTGCTCGTCTAACTTTTTTTGCTGATCAATTAATGATTTTATTTTAGCATCTGTAATAGTTAATTGCTTATTGACATCATCTAATGCACTACTATAAGTTTCAGTAGTTTTACTTGAATTGCTAAAATCTTTTGTAAGCACTCTAATTCTTGCACCAGCCGCATCAGTACCCTCAAATATTGCTCTTAATCCAATCGCTAATTCTTCAAAGGAAAAAAAGTCTGGTTTAGTTGTAAGTTTATTTAAGGCTTTTTCAGCTTCCAGCGATGACTCTCCAATAAGTTTTATTAATGCTCCTTTTCTACCTTCAAGTAAAATTTGATCTTTTATAAGCCTTGTTCTTTCAGCAATTAATTGCAAAGACAACGCACTATTAAGATTCTCTTTTTTTATATTTGTAAGTAAACCAGGGTATTGTTCATTTATAGTGTCAAAAGCGGCACTTTGTTCTTCTCTTGTTGAATTAACACTTGTTAATATTTTTACTAAGCTATTTAAATTAGCTATCTCCCCAGCTGCTGCTTTTTTATTATCCTCAAGTGCAGAATTTAATTTATTTTGTAAGTCTACTGCACTTGCAGCTTTACCAGTAAATGCGTTTAAAGCACCAGTAAAAGAACCGTATTTTTGTACTGCAACAGTGATTCCAGATATAACTGCGCCAATAGCAAATGTCAGTCCAGCTGGCCCTATCAATGTCGCACCAAGTGATTTTAAAGCATTTAATGCACCGCCACTTTTAGTAGTTAATTCTCCTAATCTATCAAAAAGTATTGGTAAGTTGTTCTGAATAGCTATAAATCCGAAAGGAGCATCTCTTGCTACTTGACCAAGAGCATTAAGTGAAGCTGCACCATCATTAACCGCTTTAGGTAACTTACTTAAACCTTGTGAACGAAGATTGACAAGACTGCCTTGCAAGTCTGCTATATACTTATTTGTTTGTAAGATAGCATCCCCAGTCTTGGTTTTTAACTCGGTTTGGACTTTCTTGAGTTCAGCCTCTACTTGTGAGATAGACTTTGTGAACCCAGAGACATCAGCACCAACCCGAAATATAAATTCTTCATTCATTGTCTTAACCTTTTGAATATTTCTCTTGCCTCACTATCACTAATGCCTCTTTGTGATTGCTCATCACCTGGTAAACTCCACAAAGCCTCTGGAGTTTTTGGTGCGCTCTTTGGATCACCCATTAAGCGCACCATTGTAAACATCAATAGTCTTGTTTGCCGATAAGTGTCGACCTTTTTCTCCTCGTGTCCTTTTATCATTAGGGACAAATGCCTTGGACTCATATCAAAGAAATCACGAGGCAAAAGACACAATTCACCAAAGGCAAATGCTTCTATTTCTTCCCACGAGATGTCTTTTTTTTTGGTTGGTCTACAACATCTAAAGCAGTTTGGATGTATTGGTTATTTGTCCAAATTTCAATGACACTTTTTATTTGTGTCATTACATCTTCATTGGTTAGATTTGTTTCAATCCAATCCACAACCTCCTCAAACTTTAGTGTAGGCTCAACATCCTTAACCAAGCAGTTATTAAAATAACCACTATAAATAATGTGAGCAAGACCAATCTCATTTAAGTCTCCACCTTGATACGACTTGCCTTCAACAAGCTTGTCTTGTAAGTATCTAAATGAAGCCATACCAAATTTAAGTCCGACCTTTTGGTCGTTAATAGTAATAGAAGTATAATTCATAAGTTAAATTAAGCAGTAATATCTAAAGCACCATTTGATTGGATTGTGCCAGAGAAATTGATAAACTCAGTAGTAGATTGGTTCATAGTAAGGTCAGTAATATAACCCATAAATTGGTGATAATACACTGTACCTACTGATGATCCACTCACAGTTGGGTTTTGAACTCTAACACTAATTTGTGTCTTGTTTACCATTGCAGTCAATAAATCTTCATAAGATACTTGAGAAATGCTTGGAGCAGTCTCACAAATTGCATCAAAATCAACACTCATTTGTGGAGCAGATGGTGAAGTGAACGCACCACAATTAGTTTGCTCGGTAGTAGCATCCATAGTAGTATTTACTGAAGATGTACGCAAACAAACAAGACTCTTGTAAGATGTGCCACCAGCTACATCGATTTCAACGTCTTGTAATGATCCTAAAATTTGTCCCATTTTACTTTTATTTTTGGTTAACTAAATTGCTAATTGTTATTATTTTTCTTGCTATAAAATTGTCCCCATTAATTACTGGCAAGTAAGTACTTAATGTCCTTGCAGTTGGAAATACCTCAAAATTGGCATCATCAAAACCATCAACCTTCGTATCAGGTATTAATATGTTAAGTATTTGAGATGCGATATTATCAACGATACTATTATCGTAAACTCGATATTGTTCACTACTTATGTCAATGACAACATCAACAATATTGCCAAAGCTATTATTTGTGTTAGATGCTACCTCGGTTATAGAACTAATGATAACATAATTTTGTGGCATTGTTCTAAATGGTGTTTGACCATACACTGGGACATCTTTCCCATTGTAAGACAAATTACCATTTAAGGCATTCACATAAATTGTACGCACATTGTTACTACAATCAAGCATTTTTACTTCTTATTATCTTTATTGCCTCCTCCTTAAATTTAGGATAGTAAGCTAATATTGATGGTCTCATATATGGTCTCGCTGGTAAGTTAACTTGCTTTATACCCCTACCTTTATATTTACTTGCAAGTGCGCTCCATTCTTTGTTCTCTGGTGTGATAAAACCATTACCAGTCCCAAATTCAACGTAAGCAGCGTAATTAGTTTGAGCAATCAGGTAGTAAGAAAGAAATTGGTCTTTCTTTAGTGAAATTGAGTTTCTTAGTCTACCAGTATCTACCGCAACCATATTCTTCGCACTTGTTGCCATTAATTCCCCAGTTGCGGCAAGTTCACGATCAAGTAAAGCGGCAGTGCCATTTACTTTTTCTTTATAGCGATTGAGCAATCTTTGGAAAGCCGCATCACTAACTTGTATGTTAATTCCTTTTGCCACTATATTACAACCGCCTTATATTGGTGATAATTTAATCCATCCCAATAAGGATATTGCGATATTGATGAACTTGGGTCGGCATTCATATTCTTACCCCTATTTTGGTAAGACCAAGCTACAAGTGTTAAAATATCACTAACCAAATCTGGTGGTAGTTCTCCATATCCAGCTTGATACTTAATGTCGTAATACCCTTGTGAATAAAGCCATACTTTTCCGCCAATTACCTCATATTCTTCATTCTTAGTTAGTGTCTCACTCATATTTATGCCAGTCTTTAACACCACCTCATCCACGCAATTAAGTGGTGAGTAAGGCAAGTCAACCATCCAAACATTCGGCACAGTGCCAGTGAGTTGAATATTTGCTCTAATTAGCTTATTTGTCAAAGACCTTCCAGTCAATAATTCAAGATGCTTCCTCGCACTTGAGATTAAATTATCTATTAAAGAATCGTCAGAGGTATAATCTATCCTCATCCAATTCTTTGCATCCGTTCTACTTACTGGCTCAACCACCGCATCAGCTAAAATGGTTATCCCGTTTATATATATCGCCATTACTTGTAATATTTATCAACCATTTCTCTGAGCCAGAGTTCAAATTCATCAAGTGCTTTTCTTGGGTCGTGGTCTTTCGCTCTTTTTCTTGCTCTCCTTGAGGCTTCGGCATATGCCTTTTTCTCATCCAACTTTGCAATTGCTTCAACCCAGCTTTTAGTGTCATTACGATCTTTTATAAATATACCAGCATAACCACAATTCTCAACCAACCCATCTGCATTACTACAAATCACTGGAATGCCATTACACATTGCCTCCGTAGCCGTTCTTCCCCAACTCTCATACTCACTTGGCATCAACAAGATTCTTGTAATACCATATATAGGCTTAATATCTGCCGTATTTGGCACTATTTTAAGATTTGGAAGGTTTGGTGTCACTTGCTCATCATAACTCCCCAAAACGCCTAAAAATCGCTTATTTGGCAATGCCCTTGCTATGCTTTCAAATATCTTACCGCCTTTATTCTCGTTTAAGTTTATAAGTGTAATATATTCGTTAACCTCTGGGTCTTTGCCTAAGTCGTAATCTCTAAAATCAACGGGAGGCGGTATTGTAAAGTTATCCCATTTGTAGTTTAATTTCCTCTTAATCCATAATGAGTTATAGACAATGTGTTGTGGAAATCGTGCATTTTCAATCTCTGGGTACTTATGCGAATTATGTATTAAGTGAAATACTGGCTTTTTATACATAGAAGCAGCACCAATTGTCCATTGTGTATAATCTAAATGCGTAAAAACGCAATGAGACCACCTCATTAAATTCTCAATCACATTTGGATTTGGTGGAAATACATCAACCCCATCGAATGTATAATTAGTTTTAATTCTATAATAATTCGCTTGATGCAGTAAAACCCTAACATTATGACCTTTAGCCATCAAGTCTTTTGCCATATTATGCGCCATCCATTCTGCACCACAATTATGAACGGGAGGGTATAAGTGTATGCTAAATAGTATATTCATATTAGTTTATTAGCACTTCCATTAAAAATCTCTCTATAATCTGCGTAGTGATCCCATAAAGCACTTTGATGTG